TAAAGAATTATATTTGAGTGGTGATTTAGATTTATCGGATGAAGATATTACATTCATTTATGAAAATGAATATGGACCAATCGAAGAAACTAATTACGAAGTCACAGACCTTTTAAACGAGGCAGAATATCAGGGAAGAAAGGTACAACTTGGAAAAATTATGCAGGGTGATATTAAGAAATTTAAAGTTTATGTTAAGAATGATAAAGGAAAAGTGGTAAAAGTAAATTTTGGGTTTGGTGGTAAATCTGCAAAGGGTAAAGTAATGAAAATTAAAAAGAATAATCCCGAAAGAAGAAAATCATTTAGAGCTAGACACAATTGTGATAATCCAGGACCAAGATGGAAAGCAAGATATTGGGCTTGTAGAACTTGGTAATTAATAATAATTAACAACAACCCCACATTCAAGGAGAAGTTGGAGTGATTTCTTTTGAGATTCTTCCCACTTCTCCTTATTTTTTGTGGTACATACCTCTTTACAGTAAACAGTTTTAATTCCACTATTTACTATACCCCTAGCACAGTCCATACATGGTAACCCTGAAGTAAGATATATTGTAGAACCTTTTAGTGGTGTCCCTACACGAGCTGCGTTATAAATTGCATTACGTTCCGCATGTTCAAACCAGAAGTATTTTTCAGGTCTTTCCTGACGTTCTAATTTAGAATCATCCATTCCCCTTGGAAATGAATTATAACCCGTAGAAAGGACCTCATTATCCTCTCCAACGATAACTGCACCAATCTGTGTAGACCGGTCTTTTGATTTAAGTTTAACTTGTTCTGCTAATCCTAAAAAATATTCTATCCAATTCATATCAATTTGTTAGGTACCCAATACCAAACTCTATTTTCAGAGTATCGATTTAAGGATTTACCTTCTTTTTTTTCTATTATTCTACTCACTTGTAAAAGATGTTCTCTATTCCTCAAGTCTATTCCTACATTATAACCTTCACCATCTTTAATGTAAATGGTTTCTCTCTGTGGTTCACGATATTTTCCCTCGTCATATAGAATTAACATTTTAACCATTTCGTCCTTTTTCATTTTACACTCAATACCTCTTTGATGTATGAGTTTCTGAAGGACATCTAACCTTAGTTTACTATAATCTATTTCCGACATAGAAGCAAAAATAAAGAATAATTTGGAATATACCAAAAATAAAAAACCCCCGATTTCTCGAGGGTTTTTATATATTAAGACAATGATTATCTTAAAGTGTCCAAACTGAATGTAGTCAAACCTTTTACATCAATCACACCAAAGTAACGGTTGTTAACCATCTTCTTAGCGTATCTAGTCATGATACCCTTGATTGGAGTGAAGTTGAAAGGATTATACATTGTTGGAGTCAATTGTAAAGGCACATACGGTGCGTAAATGTAACCAGCGTCTAACAATGACTTACCTTTGTGACCGATAAGGATTTTACCAGATGGGAAGTAAGGATCACGATAAACTTGATATCTACCTGCAATTGAACCAATTTTCTCAATACCCATGTTGTACTGATCTTGCTCAGGATGAGCGTTTGATACGTGGAAATACTCTAAATCATCGAATACTGCAGATACTTCTGAAGAACAAACGATCCAGTTAGCACCACCTCTCAAAGTAGTTTTATGGATTTGAGCTGAAACTTGGTTAATCTTAGTGATTAACGTTTGGTTCCAGTCTTTTTGAGTGTAACCTACTAAAGTAGCACCAGAAGCACCACCGTATTTCCACTCATTATAGTCCCACTTAGCTTTCCAAGCGGCACCTTTTCTTAAATCACGTAAGATTTCACGGTCAACCTCAGCCGCGATTTGCTCAGATAACAATGCAGTTAACTCAGCTTCAGCGTCGATGTTGTGGAATGCACTTACGTCTTGAGCCAATTCAGGAGACCAGCTAGCTCTTAACTTTCTTTCAGTAACAGATACTGTTACAGAAGATAAGTCGAAAGATACTTCACCGATTTCTTCTTCAAACTCAAGTGTTTCGTATTGACGATAAGTAATTACGAAGTCAGCACCAATTAGTGTTGAACCTGCAACTGTATGGTCTGAGAAACCTGCACTTGAAGAATAGGTTTGAAGGTCTATGTTTAAATAGATTGCACCTTCTTCATCACAAATGTCATCAAATCTGCTTAGACCTGAACCACCTTTTTGACCATACTCAACAATACCTTTACCGTATTTTTGAGTTACGATATTGAATGGTAAAGAAGCACCAGACTGAACTTGTGCAGAAGAAACTTGTAATGAAGCTAAGAACTCTTCAGTATCCATTTCATTACCGTTTGCACCACTTAATTTACCTTGACCGGTTTTTGTAAAACCAGTTACTTTCAAGATTACACTTGATAAAGTGCTACCTGTTGCATGAACAACAGCAGCACCAGCATCACCATTTGAGAATGAGTGAAGAGAAGTACCAGTTAAAGAGATTGAACTGAAAGCTCCTTTTGAGTAATCGAACAAACCTTGGTCTGCGTCGTCACCACCTTCGTAGAAACGATCATAAAGACTTCTTGGTTCTGAGTTATAACCTGCAGTTACTGCGTCGGTTGTGTTAGGATATCCGAATGGTGCATAGTGTGCTCCACTGCTTCTTTCCTGAATTTTAGGTACAAAATAGAACAATTTACCGATTGGTAAGTTCATTGCTTGTACTGATACGATGTCGTTTGCTAACAACTTAGAGAAAACACGACGGATGATTGGGAATACCACTGTCTCGAAAGAACCACTAGCATCAGAAACTGCTGCTTCGTTGATTAAATAAGACGCTTGGTTTTCATACAACTGTGCGATGTTATCTTTTTGGTGACCCTCTAATCCTTCAAGGAATCCGAGGTCATCCCATTTTTTAATGGTATCTTCTTTGATAACACGAAGGTGCTTAAGACCGATGTTACCAACCATACCTGATTCTAATAATGCTCCCATTTTTGTATTTTTTGGTTTTTTTATTTTTTATTATTTTATTTTACTCATCAAATCTTTCATTCTCTTGAATTGTGGATTCTCATATGCTTTTGATTCCGCCAATACTTCTTGAGAACTTGATGTTTGAGGAGTTGAAGAGATTTTCTCAACTACACTCTCAGTAACTGATTTTTTTGTGTTTAATTCAGTTTTGATTGTGTTGAACAAACCTTTAGATTCATTCATAGTTGAAACTGAATCAAATCTCTTAAGAATATTCAATTTCTCCTGTTTTGTTGTCGAATGTTCGGTGAATAAACGAGTAGCATACGCAAGATTTGCGTTAAACACTGCAACTTCATTAAGTTTCTCTTTGAATAATACTAACGCTTTCTTATATTCAGAGTTTTGTTTTTTCAAAGTTTCAACTTCTTCGTTCATTTCCTTACGACCAGATTTGTATTTTTTACCTTGGTTCGCAGGTTTTCTTACGTCGTTAGCGAATGTTCTAGCCGCTTCTGTTGCTTCCACTTCTTTTGGTTCTTCACCTTCAGATGTTTCTCCTTCAGAATCTTCTTCATCTAACTCGATTTCATAGATTGCTTCTTCATCGGCTTTTACTTCTTCTTCAACCTCAGAATCACCTTCTTCGTCAAGTTTAATGATATACTCATCACCATTCATGTCCAATTCAATATCGTCTCCGTCTTTCTTAACAACAATACCATCTTCTGGTTTCATTGCCTTGAATACTTTTAATACTTCATCGTCAGATGCACCTGTCATATCCATAACATCGTCATCATCAGATGGCATATCTCCCATACCCATATCATCAGATGGTTCTGGCATTTCTTCACCATCTTCTGAGTCCATAGAATCGATACCTTTCATTGGATCTTCATTATCGAGGTCGTCTATATTTTCTTCATCATCCCCAGCCTCATCTTCAGATTCTTCATCATCAGATTCGTCTTCAGGTTGTTCAGACACATCTTTTTCCTCTTCTTTAGGTTCATCGGACTCTTTAACGTCTTTCATAGGAGGAACATCCCCCTCAGACACCTCTTCGTCTTTTTGACCCTCTTCTTCTGACTCTTTCAGCAATTCATTAAGTTCTTCCTTCATAGTAGAAGCAAGTATACCTTTTGCATTTTGCTTAACTGCTTCTTCAAGTGTTTGTACTTGAAGTAACGCTTGTTCTAAAATTGATTTTTCAGTCATTTGATTTGTTTTATTATCTTATAAATATTATGATTTTATAAAAAAATCGAGCTGTTATTATTAAAAACAGAATAAAACTTTTTATTTAGATAAAAATCTATCTAAATTTCCCATAAGTTTTCTCATTCTATTGTCAACAATTGGTTTTTCTTCTAAGGATTCTTGGTATTGGTCTCTTTCAGATGGGTCTAAAAAAATATAAGCACCCGGTGTGGACGGTGAAGAGACTAAATCAAAACACACCAATTCAAAATCTTCTTGTACAACATTTTGACCTTTTACGTTTTTTAAAGAACCCACACCACGAGAGGAAATACCCAATGTAGCACCATTCATTATCAACATGGCCGCTTGATCACCTTTAGTAGATACTATACCCATTTTTTTCCAACCAGGTGATGTAAACAATTTAATTTTACCCATTAACATTTTACCATCCCACCAAGTTTCCATAATAGAATGAGAAACCCTATCGAGATCAATTAGTGAAGATGATGGGTGATTTAATTCATTAAGAGCCCCTCCCTTTTTAATAATATTTTGGTATTTTTCATTTTCTCTTTTAAGAATAATCTCAGGATATATTCTCCCATTTTTGTTTGGGGTATCGTATTTTTGTAAAACAGCATAAAGAATAAGGTCTTCAGAGAAGTCCATATTCTTCATTTCAGAAATAATTTTCTTATTATCGTCAGGTGAAACATGACCGGCATCATACTCAATCAAAATTCCTTTGCCGGTTTCATTTGGTCCTAATATCTTCATTTATATAATTAATTATACTATATAAATACATCGATATATAAGTTATTTTTTGTTTTTATTAAAGTTGAATAAGTTTTTATCAGATAAACCCGTTTCTACTATCCTTTCAATAATGTCCTTGACTAATGATTTGGTATTTTTTGATTTAACATCAAATTGCTTTTCAATAAACAAAGTGACCTCTAAATTCATAAAAGATCTTTTTTCAATCTTTATACCTCTCGTCTTTATGTCTAAATCCACAATACATTGCGGTTTAAAATTTTCGTTTTTTAAATTATAAACCATCTCTTTAATTGTTCTTCTTGTTTTGTTTATTAGATAGTCAAAATCGTCTTCATTGTTTTCTGGTTGAACCCAAGAATTAAGTTTTAGATATATTGTTTTTAAATTTTTAAAATCTACTGTACCATATCCAATTTTAACATTCCTGTAATCTCCTAATGAGATGTACTTTCCGTTTTTCATTACTTTATTACATATTTCATAATTTTATGGTGTAAATAAAAAATAAATAAAATTATTTGAAATAAAAAATATTTTCAGTATATTTTTAATATACTTATATATTATGTTAATAGTAAACGTCGATAAAAGTATTGAGTACGCTTTGAAACTTTATAAGAGTAAAGTTCAAAAGACAAAACAAATTCAAAAACTCAGAGAGAGACAAGAATTTGTAAAACCTTCAGTAAAAAGAAGGGAAGAAATAATGAAAGCTCAATATGTTGAAAAAATCAAAAATGGTCTTGACTAATCAAGACCATTTTTTAATTCTACTAATCTATAGTAATTAATTCTCGAGGACTTCTTACTGTTTACCTCATCTTTGACATTACTTAATTTATATTTCATCTCTTCGTCAGATGATTCTATTAACAATGAGTCTATTTTTTTTATCAAAGATTCTTTTAACTCATTAGTTTTATATTCGAGGTCATTTGTTGGAATTGATAATATATCTTTTAAAGTTTGTTTCTGTTCTTCACTTAAATTGTTATTATATAGAACGTTAAAATTATTCACCAAAACAGCATGTAAGAGGTTTTCATTCTGTGTATGTAAAACCTTATCGGATTCTTTAATCTCTTTCTTAGTTATTAAATGTTCGTATAATTTCTTTTTTGCAATAACTTTTTTATCTAAGTTATTCAATGTATCTTCTTCTGATAATTGGTCTAATACTGAATATAAATCATTATCCTGAACATCCACATCTTTTAGTGTTTCATTCAAAGACTTACAAAAGTCTTTAATTTTTTTTGATTTAACCTTTAACACTGATGATAGTTCCTCAACAAATAACTTGGCAACGTCCTTATCATCAAAATACTTGTTTTCAACTTCCTCGTAAAAAAGATACATATCCTTAAAGTCTTCATTTTCTTTTATTGTTTTAAGGATTTTCTTCATCTCAGTTTTATTCTTTGATGAATAGGATTCTGTTAATTTACCTAATATTTTTGTTTTTATTTTTCCGAAACTGTTCATTTTTAATCGTTTAAAATGTCTTTTATTTTATTTTCTATTTCATAAATATTCTGTTGTGCTTTGTTCATGTCAAATAAATCATTAAAATCTAATTTTTCTTCACCCAACATACCCAATATTTTTGATTTCCTACTTTCACTTAGTGGTTCCGATCCTCCCGCCGCTGATTCTGGTGAAGGTGGTGATCCTCCCATTGCTCCACCCATATCTCCTCCGGCTGATGCGGTTTGTCCACTTTCTTCTGCGGCCTTTCTCTCATCTTCAGATATACCATATTTTGCATCGACATCGTCAAACACACCGGAACGCTTAATAACATTCTGAGTATTCTGTAATTCAAATCCCATTGCTCTTTCAAGTCTTTGTTGTTGTAAATCAAGAATAACTTCACTATCACTCATACCAAGGATATTTTTCTTAGCCCATGTATGTGATACAGGAAGAATACCAACTTGAGATTGATCGGATGTTGCATCTTTATAAAGAGTAACCTTTTCTTTCCATTGTTCAATTCTTAATAAATCAGATTGGGCCGATGGGTTAGTTAAAGACAATGAGAAATTACCTAACTCATCCTCAAGTCCAGATAGATAAAGATGAATTAAAGCAATCTTATTTAGTTCCTGAATTAATGATTTTTGTATTCTATTAATTGTTCTTGCGAAACGAATATCCATTAAGGCTAAAGTTTTACCTTCACCCACAACTTCTTCAAAACCTAAGAATGCTTTAGGAATTCTTAAAGCCGCTAATAATTTCTTTTGAATGTATTCAATATCCGCAATTTCACCCAAGTTTTGTGCACCAGCCAATGTTTCAATTGGGTTAGTTTGTGAGGGGTCACGAACAGGTATAAAATAATCTTGGTCAACCGCCATTTGATTATATCTCATATCAACTTGTCCATTTCTTGGGTCCGCTATTTGGTCTCTTTTAAATTTATTTGCAACTCTTTGTACATAAGCCTCGATATCTTTGTCATCCATGTTACCAACAAATACTTTAAACACCCTTCTTTCCGGTGCTCTTGATGTTCTGTAGATTAACATAGCGTCCTCCGCTAAAAGAAGTTGTTTCCATATTCTTCTTATCTTATCTAACATTGAAGTACCATATGGAAGTTTTCTGTCGTCACCTAACAATCTAAAATGTGCAATTTCCCAAGATTGAAATTCCATTTCTTTATTTTTCCATTGGAATCTCAATTCTCTCGACGGTAATTTTAAATCTTTTTCATTACCTGGTGTTTTTGTTGATGCACCTTCAATTCTCTCAATTTCAATATTTGGTAATTGTTGACAACCGACAATACCTTTTTCGGGGTCCACTTTTAAATAAACAAAGTTATCTCCGTATTTACACAAACCACGAGCCCACATTTGAAGGTTAGTATTGATATCTAATTTTTCTTTAAACAAATCTTCTAAAATATTTTTAACTCTATCTGATTCAGAATATATTGTTAGAATTTCACCTTTTTCGGATAATGTAGTTGATTCTTCTGCATATATATCGAGAGACGCAGATATTTCAGGAGTGAACTCCATAGATTCATAATCATAATATGCCGCTAGTCTGTTTGGTTCGTAATATACCGATTGATTATAAAGAGATTGGTCTAATTTTGTCCACTTATCTGCAATGTACTGACTTTGTTGAGCTTGTAACATTGCCTTTTCATATTCTTCTCTACTATCGGTTTTTAAAAGTTCATCTTTTGAGAAATTGAAAGAGGGTGCATTCTCGGGTTTTGTTCTACCCGGAAAACCAAATACTCTTGTTAATTTCTGAAATACTGTGAGATTATTATCGGCCATGTATATAAATAGTTTTGATTATAATATAAACATTTATTCTTAATTATTAAAGGTTTTTCTTCTTACCAAATAACCAAGAATATTCTTGATATGCGGATTTTGAATTATTCATTGGGTTATTTTGATGAAAAAACGAGGGGTCTGTCTGAATAGATCCTATCGGGTCTAATGAAGTTCCATACGAATAAAAGGTCTTATTTGGTTCGTAAGTTCTTTCGGACATCGCCCAAGATTCTAACATTGCTTTATTTTTTGTATCATTTCTTTGTAATTGATTAAAACAGATGTCACCGGCATATAGGGCCATAGAAAGACTCATGATTGAATCGTCGTGTGCACCTTTCATGTGGTCGGGTCTTCCATTAATATAAACAAAAGTGTTTAACTCATTTAATAATCTAGTAGAACGTATTGCAAATCCCTTTCTAACTTGTTCTTCAAACGCGGCCACAATTTGAGTTCTTTTGTTATTAAAATTTAAACCTGGAATTTTTTCCATTACCTTCTTATTATAATTCCATATATTTTGGGTATTAATACCATCAATATATAGGTTCCTATAATTCATTTCTTGTAACTTACGAGAAGTTGCAATACCCATACCTCCGGTGATATCAATCACAATAAATGCATCATATAATATACCCCATTTATATGCAATTGCTGCTAAATCATCTGGTGGTATTTTACCTATGTACTCAACAACCTGCTCTCTATCATCAAAATCCACAATGTTTATTGATGAAAAATCTTCACTATCTCCTCTACTAACATCTACACCCATGATATAACGATGTCCCTCTACTGGTTCTTTCCATTGCCAAAAAGTCCCTTGCATATATTTTTCCTTGGGTTGTCTAATCATATTCTTAGCAATGTTTTCCTGAATTTCACCAGGAATTACACCATCACCTGAACCTAAAAAGTCACACTCTAATTCTTGAGCAATTTTACGTCTATCGTATTTGAATTTTTTTGACATTGACTCAAACCAAGACGAGAATGGTTTATAACCCTGCTCAACATATTCTTGATATTTTTCAATATCGAAGTCGTACATAACAACTTCGTCATCATTGTATTGTTCTCTATTCAACATGTAATGACATATATCATTACACTTAACCCAACGCAAGTCTTTTGTATAACGAGGATCCTTAAACCATCTTAAATCGGTTATATGGAAATCGTTTACTCCACGAATTGCTTGGTCATATACACCATAATAAATTGGGTCATAACCATTTGGTGTTGAGATGAGAATAATTTTACCACCCGTTGATAGGGACGCCATAGATGCGGCCCAAAAGTCGTCACCCGCTTCAATGTATGCCGCTTCGTCAAATATAAGTATAGTTGGTGTATAACCACGAAGTGCATCCGCGGATGTAGCAACGGCTTTTACCTCACAACCATTATTTAATCTAAATCTACTTTCAGAATTCTTATCAGGATGAAACCCCACGTTAATCCAATCTGGCCATTGTTCCAAGAAGTGTCTAACCTTGTTGGCCATTTCAACGGCCGTGTCTCGTTTGTTTGCAATTAAAAGTACTCTATCAGGATTTTCCGGTTTTGCAAATTGTAATCTTTTAGAAATCCAAGCCGCTGTAACTGTTGTAACACCAGCTTGTCTATATTTTCTAGTTATGTTTTCATTATAATTTTCATAATCATTTAATAATTGAATTTGATCAGGAAATAATTCTAATGGTACATATTTTTTTTGTGTATTATCGAATGTTTGTAGATATGTCTTAAGAGCATAAGGTGTATCCTTAATAATCTTAGCATACTCTTTTAATTGTTCTAATTTCGAATTCATATATAATAAATATGAAAAAAGGTGGATTAACCACCTTTGTTTATCTTACGGGAACTAACTCACCACCATCATCTTCATCTTCATCTTCATCGTCGTCAAAATTAATTGACCCACTAATACCTATTGACCTTAAATAACTATCCATATCACCGTCTTCAGTTTCTTCTGTTGCGTCTTCTAAATCATCTCTAAACATTGCAACTGACTCTTCATACTCTTGGTCATTAAACATTTTATTAATACCATCCATTAGTTGATTCATCATTCTTTTACCTCTATCAGAACCACCTAAAACCTCTTTCATAAAAACTAAAAACTTTTTAGCTGGTAATTTAAAAATCTCAACAAGTAAGTAGTTTTGTAATTCTATTTTATTTTCATCTGTAAAAATATCTTCAGGAAACTGTCTTCTAATTCTATCCCAAATCGCGGGACCTAATCTTAAATCCCACATTTCTTTTTCTAAGGTGTCTTCTGTATCTTCAATATCTGTAAAATCACCCTCAGGTCTACCTTGTAGAGCAAATAATTCTAATGTTCCTTTAATTAATTCGTGTACTAAAACAGGAAAATTAATACCTCTTGCAACAACTTTTCCAGGTCCACCTTCTTCCTCAGGTCCTTCTGCACTTTCTTTACCTGCAGCAGATCCACCTAAGTTTTTAATCATTTGATCACTAATCTGCCAATAAGTAATATCATTTATTGACATTAATGTTCCGTATAAATTAAGAATGTTTGGATTACCTGTAATTTGTTCTAATCTTTCTGGTACCAAATGAAACATATAGTGACCTTTTTTAGAAGCTCCTTGAATGATAGCATTTATCATTCTTCTTTTAGCCTTTTCTAAATCTAAATTTTGTAACTCATTAAAAATTTCTATCTCATTTTCAACATCAACCTGTTCGGGATTTTCTTCATTTTCTTCGTCATGTCCAAAATCTTCCATGTCGATTTCACCCATACCAACTATCTTTGCATCAAATTCTATTGCTCCTTCGGGTATACCCATTTCTTTCATCACCAATTCCACAGCTAATTGTTCTAACTCTTCTCTATGATTAGATTCAATTTGGACCACAGTATTGTGAGCATTCATTAATGTTTGTTGAAGTTGCATTACCCCTTCCATTCCTCTTTGTACAGGGGTTCTATCACCAAGATATCTTCTAAGATTTTCTACTACTTGTCTATATCTTTCTGAAGCCAAAACTTCTTGAAAATTCTTATTTGGTTCTTCTCCAGTAGTTGGTAATGGGGTTTTTTTCAAAGGCGTATCTCCTTGTGATAACTTGTCCTGTAAACCTTGATCGGGTCTGTCAGGTGTATCGAAATCCATTGCCATTTCTTTAATATTGTTTTCTATTAAAGATAACAAATTTTTCTTACTTATTTGCATCCTTCTTCTCTTTTAATGCCTTTGGTTTAGATTTTTCACCTGGTTTAGGAGAATAAGGTGTTCTTGGTTTTGTACCTGGATCAACTTTAGGTTTTGTTGGTGCGGGTTTTGTTGTTGGTGAGGCCTCTTTTACTTCCGTATTTGAAATTGCATCATAACTCATAAATTCAGGAACACCATTGTGACCTTTTCTAACATTAGGACCAACCTCAACCTCATTTAATTTAGTTTGAATTAATTCCATTATTTCACCTTTTGAAGTCATAGAATGAAAATTATCTTCAGCAATTGTTTCTAACCAATTTTTAACTTCTACATTTTCTTTTTTAACAACAGCACTTTTCTTTTTGTTTTTTAATTCTTTGTCAAAAAATTTAATCACACCTTCTTCTCCACCTAAATCTTTAAGTGCCTTATCGTATATGGTTTCTTTTTTCTTTTTCTTTTTTGATTCATCGATGTCACCCTCTTCACCAACAACTCTTATTGGAGTATTTGGGTCTTTAGCTGCGGCTTGTAAGGTTGGACTTTTTTTAATATCAGCCATAGTTGCGGTCAGTGCCTCACCTAACATTCTTTTGGATAAATCACCTAATTGTTTATCTGATAGATTTACCAATGTTTTTTCTGATAAACCTTCATTTATAAGTTTTTGGACTAATTCAAACCTTTTCATGATTCTTTAAATTTTATTTCTTCTTTTAATAAGTGATAATTTCTTTGTTTTAATTTTTTGGTTACAGACTCAACAGATTCACCAAACCTAAATGATAATCTATCAAATTCACCATCAAAATCAAACTTTTCCCAAGCTAATGCAATTACATTATCCACAGCATCAATAACTCCGAAATAATCGGAGTTTTGAACTAATTCTAAATCTAAATCTGTATTTTTCAATAAACCAACCAAATCAACATATTGAATGTCTGGTGATTTACTTTGTTGAGTTGATGATGCGGGTATAACAAACCATTCCTCTACGTCAAGATCAGTTGATTTACTGAAGATAAATTCGTACTGTTTTTGACCTTTGTAATCTGAACCGATTTCATTAACATAGATTAATACCATTATTAATTAAAATATTTACTTAGTGTCTCACCAACAGCTTGGTTAATACTATTTTTTATTTCATCTAAATCAATCTCTTTCTCTTCGTCCATTTGAGGAGTCTCATCTATATCTGCATATTTTCTTAATTCATCATCTTCACCCATTTCACCAACCATATCAACTGGAGTATCAATAAAAGACTCTAAAGCCGCCATAGCGTCTATTTCACCTAAATCTTCTTCTGGTGCAGGTTCCTCTGCGGGAACTTCTTCGTCACCCATTGATGGTTCTTCAGCTGGAACTTCTTCCTCTCCTCCCATTTCATCTTCTTCTCTTTCGAACTTCTTACCTATTTCCTCAATATCCTCGTCTTCCAATTTATCTAAATCAACGGCCGAAATAACCATATTAAGAACATACTTAATATCATCACTCTCCATTTTATCTTTTTGATCTCTTAATTCTTGACCTAACTTACCAGCGAATTTTTGAACTTCAGCCATGTAGTCAGAACGTTTTGATTCACCACCTTCCTCTCCTTCAGGACCCATAGATGGTTCTTCCGTTGAACCCACTTCAGGTGATTCCATATCGGGTGCGGGTGAATCTGCAGAAGGTTCTGTTGCCATAGGAGGTAACTCACTAGCCGAATCAGAAGGAGCTGCAGGTGGTAAATCCATCGGAGGTTCAGCCATCGGGGCCTCTTCCTGAGATGGTTTTGTTTTTAAAACATATTTTGTTGCTTCTTGTAATTCTTCTTGACCCTTTAAAAGTTCCAATCTCTTAAGTGCTTCAGAATATGATGAAAACTTATTCTTATTCTTCATAAACATACCACCTATATAATCTAATGATTGTTCATTTAGACCTCTTTTTACATAGTATCCATCCTTTTCTCTTACAATACCATATACACCACCGGTTTTAGCTTCTGACACCAATTCAGGTGAAGTTTTTGTGGATTTATTATTCGAGTTCTTGTAGTATGTTAATTCGAGGATTCTTTTTAGTTTGTCATCACCCGATAACTTTTCACTACCTATTGGTTTTAAATCTGCCATTTTTTAAAAATTAAGATTGACTTATTCTTATCCTATAAATACATAGATATATAGAAAAAAATAAGTCTATTTATTGTGTTATGGACAATTTTTTGTCCGTTATTGTGTTTTTTAAATCTAATAGTTTCTTGATGTACCCGTTTCTTCTTAATAATTTAAACGTTAGATTCTCATATGAATACTCCCCACCACTCTCTAAACCACTTTGTCTAAATTTTTTGATTTTTTTTCTTAAGTCTTCAATCTTTAATAAAACATTTTCTTTTTCATCAGAATTAACAAGACCATCGATTTTTTTAGCGAATTCCTCACCCTTATCTAAAATCTTTCTATCATCAATATTAGGTGTTTCTTTCTTGGGTTGAATAATCCAATCATCGTTTAACACAGAATAAACCCCTGAGGAAATGTGTGGTTCATTGACATCTTGAACATAAAGTTCAACATCAAGACCCTTAATTTTAATATTATGTTTTTCATTCCATACATTTTTTTTCGCATCGAAAAACTCCTTCATTATTGAATGTAATGCGATTGAATCTTTTTTATTATCTTTATCTAATTCATCTAAATCGATTAAAACATGTAAATCAACATCAGAGTATTCAGACCAATTGTAATTTGCTAATGAGCCAGTGAGGACTATATCGTGTATGAAAAATTCAACACCTAAGGAGTCAATAAAGTCATCAGATATTTGTAATAACCTTTTTCTGACATCCTCCCTCATTTTTAAGGTTGGTCTATGAAAAATCAATGAACATAGTGTATCCTTTGTTTTAAAAGATTTTACTATCTTTTCATCTCCTTCCCTATCCTCAATCAATTCTTCAAATAAACTCATCCTACTTTGGTATATTTGTAACTTCTTGAGATATTCTCGTTGAAGTATTTTCCTTGGGATTTAGCCATTCTAAATTTTGTAAACATTTCCCACGGAACATTATTATATTCATAAATAGCACCACTATTAAAAGTCACCGATAAATCCTTAGATTCGGTGTTGTAAGATGCGGACTTCAAGTTCGAGGATTCAATAATCACCTCAATCATGTTACCCTCAATTTTTTCTGATAAAATAGCCATAGTCTTTTTATGAATAATATAACATATAAATATCAAATAAAAAACCCCACATAAGTGGGGTTTAGTTTTAATTTAGAGAAATTAGTCTCTCTAAACTTTTTTTCTTGTCTTTTGGTAATATCAGTTCCAATATCCCATTCTCAACTTTACCTACAATGTCTTTTTCTTTGACATCATCTGGTAATATGTAAGATTTTCTAAAACTACTTACAAATTGCGTTTTATCTGTTTTCTCTTCTGTTTCAAAAGAAATAGTTAAAACACTATCCTTTGTAGTGATTTTTATGTCTTCTTTTGTGAGACCAGGAACACTCATCAATACTTTGTAATCATTTTCTGTTTTACTAATATTGATTTGAGGTATTGATGTACCAACATAAGATGTTTCGAAAACCTTATCGAACACATCAAACAACGGATCTTTAAATAATGTTATCATATGTTTTTAATTTTGAAAATTTATAAACAATTTTTTTACCAAATGTCTAAAACTGACATTTAGACATTCGTTAGACATTTTTTTAGACATTTTGTCTTAATTTGTTTTTTTAGAGTTTTAGTATTATATTTGTAATAACAAAACAATTTTTAAAAATATGCCAGTGGATTTCTTTGAAGATGGACAAACAACAAACCCAAAACGTGTACGTAAGGGTTCAGAAACACCAATACTTGATAACTTTAGTAGGGACTTAACAAAACTTGCAGAAGAGGGTAAAATTGACCCCGTTATTGGTAGAGATAAAGAGGTAAAAAGAATTGCTCAAATTTTATCGAGGAAAAAGAAAAATAATGCGGTAATTGTTGGTGATGCGGGTGTTGGTAAATCTGCCTTGGTGGAAAAATTAGCTTTATCCATCAAAGAAGGTAATTGTCCATCAAGCCTTATTGACAAAAGAATTGTGTCACTTGACTTAACCTCATTGGTTGCCGGTACAAAATACCGAGGACAATTTGAAGAAAGAATAAAGGCGATTTTAAATGAATTACAAGAAATTAAAAATATTGTAATCTTTATCGACGAATTACACACTATGATTGGTGCCGGTAACGCAAGTGGATCTATGGATGCCGCTAATATTCTTAAACCCGCTTTGGCTAGAGGTGAGATACAGTGTATTGGTGCAACCACTTTTGATGAGTATAAAAAACATCTCGAAAAAGATTCCGCTTTAGTTAGAAGATTTCAAAAAATTATTTTATCAGAACCAACAGAAAAGGAAACGATTGACATTTTAACTAATCTTAAAAAATCTTATGAAGATTATCATAAGGTTGTTTATGGTGACAATGTAATTGAAACAATTGTAAAACTTTCAAAACGATTTATCACCGATAGACAATTTCCTGATAAGGCAATTGATATTATGGATGAACTTGGTTCTGAAAAAAAGATATCAAATAAAACCCCCGATTCAATTGAAAAGTTGAAAAAAGATGTTGATGATATTAGAGAGAAAAAAATCATGGTGGTAAAATCCCAAGATTATGAACAAGCGGCTAAATTAAGAGATGAAGAAAAAAAATTAAATCTCAAATTAGAAAGTGAAAAGAAAAAGTGGATTGATAATTTGAAAAATAATAAAGTACCAATCTCCTTAGATGATGTATACGAAATAGTTACACAAATAACAGGTGTACCTATTACAAAATTAGATGATAAAGAAACTGAAAAACTATTGAAGTTAGAGGAAGTTCTTACATCAAAAGTGATAGGTCAAGATGAGGCTATTGGTGTTATATCCAAATCAATTAGAAGAAATAGGGTTGGAATTAAAGATACTAGTCGACCTATTGGTTCTTTTATTTTCTTAGGATCTACCGGTGTTGGTAAAACTTTCTTAGCAAAATCAATTGCAGAAATTTTATTTGGTGACCCCGAAAAAATCATTCGTGTTGACATGAGTGAATTTATGGAAAAACACAACGTTTCAAAGTTAATTGGTTCTCCTCCCGGATATGTTGGTTATGATGAAGGTGGTCAATTAACAGAAAGAGTTAAAAACAACCCATTCTCTGTAATTCTTTTTGATGAAATTGAAAAAGCACACAGAGATGTCTTCAATATATTATTACAAATTTTAGATGAAGGACATTTAACAGATTCATTTGGTAGGAAAGTAAATTTTACAAATACCATAATCATCATGACATCAAATGTGGGTGCAAAAAAAGTATCTGACTTTGGTGGAGGGGTTGGATTTTCCACATCTTCTTCTGAACAACAAAAGTATGAGGTTAGAAAATCCATAATTCAAAAGGCGTTAAAACAACAATTTAATCCCGAATTCCTAAATCGTATTGATGATGTAATTTTATTTAATCATTTAAATGAAGATGTTCTTAAGAAAATCGTATTAATCGAAATTGGTAAACTGATTAAAAGATTAAACGAAAAAAATTATAAAATCTCGTTCGACAAATCGGTTATAAATAGGATATTTGAATTAAATTCACAAGAAGAATATGGTGCAAGACCAATCAAAAGAATAATTCAGAATCTTTGTGAAGATTTTCTAAGTGAAGAGATTTTAAAAGGTAATATTATTGAAAGTCAACAGATTTCGATAAAATGGAAAGACGATAAATTGAATATTGTAAAAAAAATATTGTAAATACTTGACTTTTTTCTAAAATCATATATATTTATATCCTTAGAGGTTCTCTTTGTCGATTACCTTTTCGTTTTTTTTCATAAGTAAGTGGGGTTGAACCCACCGAAAGACCTTAAACCCCGACATCCTTGTTGGGGTTTTTTATTTTCAGAATATTTTTGTATATTTACACTTATGAAGAAATACATTTTATTCTTGATTGCTATTGCAACATTTGCAATGGTGTCCTGTGGTTCAGGGTCAACCACAACTGAAACAACTGACTCTGCGGCGGTAGAAGTTGATACAACATCATCTGTTGTGGATTCAACTAATGTCGAAGCACCGGCTGGTGGTGGTTCTGCTACAGAACAACCAATTAAGTAAAATATGGGCCGGTACAACACCGGCCCTCTTTTAAATTATTTAAAATGGAATATGTTGGTGATTTAATATTATTAAGAGGTTTACCAGGTAGTGGTAAATCAACTTTAGGTGAAGTTATTCTACATACATATGGATTGAACAATACCAATAACGTTTTATCCGCAGATGATTTTTTTGTCGATGAAAAAGGTAATTATAATTTTGACGTTACAAAATTAAAAGAGGCTCATAATAGTTGTCAATTGAAATGTGCGGAAAGAATGAAACTACAGTTATCAAAAATTGTGGTTGCAAATACTTTTACACAAGATTGGGAAATGCAATCTTACTTTGATATGGCCGAGAGATATCATTATAGAGTTCATTCAATTGTTGTAGAAAATAGACACGATGGTAAAAATATCCATGATGTACCCGAAGATAAACTTCAAATAATGAAAGATAGGTTCAACATTAAATTGTGATGAGCAAATTTTTTACTTCTTTTTATAACGCAACTCATTTACAAAAAAATGGTAACAGAGTTTTTAAATACATTAGAAAAATATTATCAAGATGGTTTGTTACTAAAACAAACCCACCCAAACTATGATTTAACTATTTGGAATTATTCACCAAAAGTTCAATATGATAGATTGTGGGATGATATTACAATACAATGTAGGGGGTTAGTTACCAATTCAGAAGGTAAAATTATTGCTAGACCATTTAAAAAATTCTTTAACTACGAGGAACACAAACCAGAAGACATTCCAAATGAAGAATTTGTTGTCTATGAAAAATTAGATGGTTCACTAGGTATACTTTTTAATTATAAAGATGAATGGATTCTTGCAACAAGAGGTTCATTCACATCACCACAATCAATTAAAGGAAAAGAAATTCTTGATAGACATGACATAAGTGCGTGGAGAAAAGACAACACTTATTTGTTTGAAATTATTTATCCTGAAAATAGAATTGTTGTTGATTATGGTAATGAAGAGAAGTTGGTTGTCATTGGTGGTATTCATACAGATACAGGTGAAGAAATACCCGATAGTAGTTTATTTTGGACACAAGATTCTGGATTTGAAGTTGTAACAACATACAAGACTTGGGGTGAGGGTTATGATTTACTAAAAGAAGAAATCAGTAAAGATAAAGAAGGTTACGTGATTCGTTTTAAGAACGGATTTCGCATGAAAGTTAAGGGAGAAGAGTACAAACGATTACATCGAATCTTAACTAATATATCTAATAGAGATATTTGGGAATACCTTAAAGAGGGGAAACCATTTGATGAAATATTAGATAAAGTTCCTGATGAATTTTATAATTGGGTAAAAGATACTGCACGTGATTTAACTGTTAAATTTGAAGACATTGATGATGAATATAACAATATTTTTAATTCAATATTTTCATTAATAGAAACAAAAAAAGAATTTGCAGAAAAGGCTAAACAATATCCACATTCTTCATTGTTATTTGCAATGTACGATGGAAAACAAACACATAAAATAATTTGGAAACTATTATACCCAAATTATTCTAAACCATTTAAAAAGGACGATGAATAATTTGTACGTATGTGGGGACAGTTTTGTTGATTGGGATTTACCTGAAATACATTGGGTAGATTATTTGTCTAATCATTTTAATGTTATAAAATTAGGTAAATATGGTTCCGACAATCATTCCATCATATATCAAACTGGTTTGATTCCTAATTATTTAGAAGGAGATAGAATTATTATTGTGTTTACTGCACCCGGTAGATTTCCAAGGAGATATTTTGGTGAGAGGGAAATTAATCAGGATGTAAAATACATATCATGGGAATGGTATAAAAATAAAGAATTCGCGAAACAACTTATGGAATTACGAATTTTAGAAACAGAAAGATGGTTAAACGGTGAAAGAGATTCAGAAATTAAGTTTTTAAAAAAACTTAAATTATTTTATGGTGATTTTGAACCTGTTTTTGTGACATGGAACGAAGACTTTTATAAAATGACAAGTGATTTTGTAGAATTAATAAATGTAACATCTATATCTGATGAAGGTGGTGACAAAAATGATTGGCATCCAGGTTGGAGAGGTTGTTATGAGTTTTATAAAAAACTACATCAATTATTACATATAAAAGAGAATGTTGTAAGTTATGTTGATAAAATTGATAAACTACTATGAGGTTATCTAACGAAGAAATAAATTTTTTACTAAACGAATTATCTAATTCAACCTTAATGGATGAGGATGAGATAAAGTATATAATGAAAGCACACCCACAACTATATTACACCTTAGATGGAAAAAGAGAAGAAGGGGTATCATTATTAACAGAAAAAAGTTACATTTATAGTTTAAGTAATAAAAATTTAAAAAAATTTTTATCAGACAAATTCAACGAAGATGTGAATAATGTTTATTCTATACATAAACTAATTTATGGTGTTGGTGGTGTTGCTAAAAGACACAGGGATAGATTTACCACACACAAGACAGTAAGTATTATTTTATCTGATAAATTTAAGGGTGGTGATATGTATGTAAATGATGAATTTGTAGAGATGAATTCTTTAGGGGATTATGTAATATTTGATGGGGCGAAAGATGTACATGAAGTAAAAGAAATAACCGATGGTAAAAGGGAAGTACTAATAATATGGTTTTCAAAAAAACCGGCAAAATTTAATTTAATATAATGGAAACACAAAAAAAGAGACTTTATTTAGATGATGTTAGAACACCGACAAACGAAGATTGGATAATTGCACGTGATTATGATGAATTTGTAAAACAAGTTAATTTATATGGTTTGGAGTCATTTGATGTGATTTCTTTAGATCATGATTTAGGTGAAGGTGCAATGGTTGAGTATTACACAAATGTAAAAAACAACTTTACATTAGATTATAAAAACATTGAGGAAAAAACTGGTATGGATTGTTGTAGATTTTTAGTTAGTTTGAGTATGACTAAAAACATACCACTTCCACAAATATATGTTCACTCCGCAAACCCAATTGGTAGTGCAAATATGATGGGATATATAAACAATTATTTAATGAATTGTCATCTACCACAAACCTGTATAAGAGTAACAATAGAACATACAATACATGAGAGTCATCTTATTTCACCCGAATTAAGAAAGGCTAAATGGGATAGAACTATAAAAAAATAATCATTATATTTTTAGTTGAAAAAAATGTCATTATTTTTTTTTTGACTTCTCGAAAAAAATTCTAATTTTGTTAACAACAAAACTTAAAACTTACTAACATGCCAAGAACTAAAATTTTTAAGGAACTCGTCTTCAAAAAGAAGTACAAGTCCTACCACGAATTCCACAACGAAAACAAAGAAAAAATTTACAAATCAATAGTTGAATTATTTTCTGAATTTCAAAGAGTTAGAAACAAAACCTTATCTATTACAATAAGCGCTAAAATTGAAAATATTGATTGGACTACGGAGCTGCTTTTCAAAGAAAATGAAGTTGACATTTTGAAAAAAGATTTGATGGGTTATTTTGAAGACATTGAAGATTATGAGACTTGTTCTACAATAATTTCTTTATCAAATGACTTGACAAAATGACAAATATTACTTATATTATAGTATAAGTAAATCTATCGAAAGGTACTTTTATTTATTTTGTCCCCCCCTCTGTTCTCGGAGGGGGTTTTTTATAATATCAATCTCGACCCGATTAAAAAGTTATGTAAAACCGGTATACCTTTAGTTGTGTTTACGTTTGCTTTATAATTAAAACCAAAACCAAATCTTTTACTGATTTTATAGTCAAAACTACTACCAATTAAAAATCCTAAATTCCTATTTACATTTGTGTATCCACTACTTGGATCAAAAGATATCGGGGATGTCATGATAAAAACCTGTGGTGATAAAGATAATTTTTTTGAATACTGATACGGCTTTGTCCAAAAAGCAACAAACGATGATGATAAATTAAAATTTCTTTTATCTTCAATACCTTTTGTTAGTAAACCAATAGAACCAACGTTGAATCCATATGTTCCATATTTAATGTGTGGTTTTACATACGTGTAAGATGTCAAAAGCATCCAAGCACCTTTTAAATAACCAACCGAAGCACCATAGGAATGTATACTATTTAATTTCCCCTCTTCAAATTTCATTTTGGTATAGTTTGATGAAACAGCATATTGGTCTAATGTTGACCAAATCATTGCATTTGCTCCATATGACACATCCCCCGCCATAGATGATTTACTAACACCCATAGATAATATTGCACTATACCTACCATCGAGACTTTGTGCTGTTGTTAAATCTGATGCTAACAACAATGGATTTAAATTTTGTTGTTTCTTTTTATCCTCTTTTTTCTCATCTTTCTTTTCTTCCTTTTTTTCTTCTTTAGATTCTTCCTTTTTCTCCTCCTTTTTTTCTTCTTTACTTTCTGATTTACTTTCCTCTTTCTTTTCCTCAGATTTACTTTCAGATTTTGACTCAGATTTATTTTCAGATTTTGATTCGCTACTTCCTCCACTTTTGCTTTCTGAAGAAGAACTACTTGATGAGGAACCACTTGATGAGGAACTATTACCCGTTGTTGAACCCGATGACGAACTTGTGGCGGAACCTGCAGATGAACTAGCGGCTGAACCTGTAGATGAACTAGCGGCTGAACCTGCAGATGAACTAGCGGCTGAGGATGCAGATGAACTAGCGGCTGAGGATGCAGATGAACTTGCGGCGGCACTTGCAGCGGATGATGCGGCGGACGACGCCGCTTGTGACGCCGCTTGTTGTGTTGCCTGTTGTGTGGCTTGTTGTACTGCTTGTTGAACTACCGGATTAGTTGCACACGATAAATTGGCATATGTGTTATATACACTTAATAACCATGTTTGCATTGCCCCACTTTGTACCTCGATAGGTGTGAAAACCCTTATTTGATTATAAAATGAAACAACTGCATTACCATTAACATAATTTATTGTTGCAACTTTGGTTTCACCAGTACATTTATCAACAAAGGTTTGTGTAATAACTTGTCCATTCACATCTATGGCAAACATTACTAGTAAAAATAAAACACCAAACCATTTTTTCATTTATCAAAAGTTCAAACCTAACCCAAATTGAGAATATCCTCTTATTGGTTCATGGTCAAATTTTAAAGTAAAGTTTTTGAAATCTCTCATTGCTCCAATCTTAATTGATGCAAACTCATTATAAGATTTAGGAAATGTTATTAGTCCTAATTTATCTTTTCCTCTATATCTAATAATTTCTTTTCCAAAACCTATCATAGTATGAACACCGGTTCTTCCAAATCTTTTACCTGCTCCCAAATATATGCTTCGGGTTTTGACTAAATCGTTTATTAATGGAAAATCTACTTTATCAATAGTTCCATATGGAAAAAATGTTGAACGGTCTATTTCATAAGTTGAACTGAAGTCCATTACAAAATATCCTCTATTACCAATTGTAAAGAA